TGCTTTTGTATTTTATTTTGTTCAACTTTTGTTTTATTTCTTTAAACATTGTCTTTCCACGTTTAGGTTTATCTTTTATATAATCATCTATAACAAACACCATTTCAATTTCACTCCTTACTGCATATTGGTAAGACATAACCTTTGATTCAGCAACATTAATCTTTTGTGTTAATAGTTCATACAAAACACTAGAAAATATAAAAGTCTTAAATGTTTGATTTTTGGACATTATGATATTCATTTCTTGAAACTTTTCCATAACAGCTATGTATTTATTATAAGAAAATGTCAAAATAACATTTAAATTGCCGATATTAATTTCTCCTTGTGTATATAAGGCATCTGCAGGCAATAATGGTAATAATCTTGAATCTTTATATATTGCAATTTTGTTATTGTTATCTATAATCTCATTTATAAATCCGAGTATTAATGCATTTTTGACTAAGTAATCCATATCAATAAAATTTAAACACATACAGCATTCTAATCTTCTTATGAGCTTAGTGTCTTGAAGTTTAGGTCCGTAATTTCTTAAAAATGAATTGTCTATATGTACAAAGTAGCTACCAATTATTCCATTTAATAGCCATTTATCTGTTAATATAATGCTTTCAGTAAAAGTAGGGTCTATTGCAACAATAGTATCAATCTCTATTTTAAAGTCCCTAGGAACTGTATCTCTTAATAAGATTTTATCTTGGTACATAAAGATATTATCTTTATTGAAAGCCATTTTCCAAGGAGTTATCATATGAACACCTTTTTTTCTTAACACCCCTGGGAAAAGAATTTGGTCAAGATCAGAATTATTGAAACTCAGACCAACTATATTCAAAATTTTATTATACACACCATAAGTCCTTTTAAGTTCTTCCAATCTATGTAAACTTACCTTATGAAATCTTTTAATATCCATGTTAATTGGTTGTCTCTCATCCTTTTCATCAATTTCTTCTCCACTAAATAATCTTAAGTTTCCTATTAAATAATTTTCATCCTTTCCTGTAAGTTCATTATAGATTTCTTCTTGGACAGCATTCTCCAAATCACTACTTCCAGTATAATAATCTCCAGTACTCCTAAATATTTTACTTAAGAGTTTAGAAATTGCATTTGAATAAAGCCATAAATTCCCAAATGAATCAAATTCTAAATTTTGAACAAAAATTTTGTATTTTTTTATGTCTACATTCAACACTAACATCACTTGAGGCCAATCTTTATATTTAAAGAAGAAAGCTTTAAATTCCACACCTGCTTGATTTTTATTCCTCCTAACATCTAGATGGAATTTAATCTCATGTAGTGTTGAACTTATAAGAAATCTAGAGTATATTGAGCTTGCCCAAAATTTAGAAGATGTATCATTCGATGTTAACATTGTTATGATACTCTTCTCTGAAAAAATTTCTTGTTTAACATCTTGGTTCTTATGCAATATTCTAGAATTATC